TGTGATACCATATCTCTAAAATACTTTTGAGTAGACATCCAAGCGAATATTACTAGTGTCATAACGAGGTCATCGTATGCACCTTCTTCAGCTTCAAAAGATTGTCTACCAGCTACAAAAGTTGTTAGTTCTGATATGGTTTCAAAATCATTAATAACTAGTTTATCGGTCTCAATCAATGTTTTTAAATTAGAACAACCGACTCGTTTAACCAGTGGAGACATTTTAATTCCCAACTGAACTCCTCTACCAAACCCAGCACAAATTTGCTGAGCCTTCTTGTTACCTGTCATCACCTTAACTACGTTTTCATACTCCATATCATTATGTAGTATTTCTGCAATTTGTGGATTGTTATTAACTTCAACCAATACATGAGCGCTATTATAAAATTTAGCGGCATTATATATTATGGTTGGAAATAATATAGGCGATATTAAGTTATTTTTATATTTAGCAACCTGAACATAAGGGGTAACTGATATATCAAAAACAGAAAACGCAGATGAATCTAAGTTTTTACCTTCAGCCACATCAACGGTGATAGCATATTGGTGTTCCATTGTTTTATTGTCATTATCGTCTTTTACAGGTAATTCATAAATGTCCATATCCATATGTCGCATTATTGGGTCTTTGAAATGCAACATCTGGAGTTTTCTACCAGAAATCAATGTGTTTGAAGAGCCTAAGAACTCGGTGTTATGTGATATTACTCCATTAGAATAATATGTTGAATGAACATCAACACCCACAGGATCAAAAACTTCAAATGAACCAAATTCCGGTATAATTTTATTGATGTTTTTTCCAGATATCGTGTCGGATATATTAATTTCTTCAGATTTTAAAAAACCTCGGTTAGTTAAAAACAAATGCCGGCCAGAAGCTTTAATGTGAGAACCGTCTTCAAATTCAAAAGTATAAAGAGATTCTACACTTTTCTTTTGAACACCTTCAAATTTCTCATATCCAGTTGGTGTTTTTATTAAATACCGACCATTATTTTTTTTAAACAATTTTAGATTGTCCTTTTATTATTCTGTAAATGTACTGCTCAGAAACATCATATAATCGACTTACATATTTACAAAAAGCACGTTCATATGATAAAATTTTACCATTTCCCATAGTTTTACCAATATTTGGGTCATTTATTTCAATTTTATTATTAAAAAGAGTTCTTATATTTTCAGCATCCGTATCTTTAATTTTTGCTTTGTTTTTTGATGCTAAAACTTTATTCAACTTACCCTCATCTGATAAATTTATGTTGTATCCAAATTTTCCTTTATTCCATGGAGTTGTTCCTTTTTTTACTCCACCAACTCCTGGTCTTTTTATTCCTTTTTGAATATTGGAAATATAATCTATCGGTAAATTCATACGTTTTGCAATCATAACACATGCTCCGTAATCACCATTATTGTAATGTAATTCATAATGTTGTTCGATTGAAACACACATTAGATTTTCTAAATTATTATTATTTCTGTTTCCGTCTACATGATGAATTTCATATGGTCTACCATTGTCGTCCATCGGTATTGGACCGAAATTATTTTCCCATATTTTTCTATAAGTGTAACTGGACATTTTATACTCCTTTAGATGTATTTATAAATCTAAAGAATTCAATCTCAAATTAATTCATACAAGTCTTTTATTTTAACTCTATACTCTTGTTTTGTTTTTTTATCATAAATTTCAACAACAGTGTCTCCGTCAACACATTCAAACTCTTGTCTGAATTGTTCTTCACTGGTATTCTTAATTGTTTCTTCTCTCCATTTTTCATCTCTGCCGGGGACTTCCGACCAATGAACATCAACTGTAGCATATGTGCTACGTTTTTCAGTGGCATCCATCCACATCTTGTAGAACAGATTCATACCATTTGGAGTAGAAACAATAATAATCTTTGTTGTTTTACCGGATGAAATTACAGGATAAACTGAGTTGAAGAATTCTGTAGCAATATTGTTTGGTACGAAAGCGAATTCGTCCAAGAATACCATATTGAAAGAACCTCCACGGATAGCACTAGATGAAGTGGATGCTGAAATGATTTTAGAGCCATTCTCCAGTTCCACATTACCTTTGTTCCAAGTTACCACACCTTGTTGTAACCATGTTGGTAAGTTTTCATAGGCTAGTTGATACTTGGCTAGAATGTCTCTTGCTAAAGAACCTTTATTAGCTAGAATGGCGATGTTCTGGTCGTCCTGGAACAACGTACACCATAAAAGATATCCGACAGTAGTTGTGGTTTTTCCGACCTGTCTAGGACACTTCATAATAACAAAACGGTTATTATGCATGGCCTTAACCATACCACGTTGAAAATCCCACATATCAAACTTGACAAGACCTTCGTCCACGTTTACAATTTTGATATAGTTTTCAATAAAATAAAGTGGGTCTTTAGCACACTTAATGTATTCTTCTATTTCTTCTTGTGTGTACTGGTGTTCAACGGCTGATTTTTTTAGAAGTGGATTGTCTCTATAACCGAGGTTTTCATTCCTCGCCATTTTCTATGGTCCTCATTTGATTTTTAACTAACTTGGATAGTTCAGCTGTAGAACCCACAAATATAGCTGCTTTGCCTACATTTAATTGAGATTGTTTCTGTGTACCTGTCAATTCTTTCATTTGTTTTTGGAGATTGATTAGTTTCTCGTTTGCTTCAGCCACATTTTTAATCATTGTAGCTGCTACTTCAAAAGCTCTAGGATGTTCAGATTCTCTAGCAATTGTTAGAATATCATCAATAGCTAAAGCACCTTTGTTGGCTATCTCTTTTAAATTGTTCCTTGTTTCTTCGTAATCTTTCATTAAATCTCTGTCGAGAATCTTTGCAACTTTATCGTCTTGTGATTGTTCAGATACAACAGGAACAGAAACATCTGGAGAATCTATTGTGGTTGAAGGCATATCAAATAACTCATTCATTTTTTCATCAAATTTAGACATATTTACTCAATATCTGGAAATTCCTGAAAATCAATCGTATAACCATAATCAGACTGAGCATTAGCACTTTCAGGGTCTGGAGTTACGGTAACTTTAACTAATTGTTGTGGTTCTATTTGGTATGTATTAAAGTTGTGATTTGCGTTAGTAAATTGACCTCTGATTGGAGTATCTGAGGTGAAATGTCCCTGGATATCCACCAAGGTTAGTTTTCTGGTATTTGGTTCCCAGTATAAAACTTTAGCGGATGCTGTAGAGTTGTCCAAAGAGAAACCCTGATAAACAATCTCACCCTCCTGATATGAACCAAAACCACCTGAATCCATATTGAAAGCTACAGTATTGTTTCCTATAAATGTAGCATCAAATATATTAGTGATAGCCGTCTTAATAATCTTAGGTTCAGAAACGGCGCCAAAGATATAACCTTTGACCGTGAAATTTAAAGTCCAGATTATAGTTCTAACTTCATGGTCTCTATCACCTTCATAATTAATTTCATAATCGGTATTTTTCAATAATACAGGAATATCTTTAACTATTCCCATTTCTGGTACCAGATTCAACCTAATTGTATAATCAGGAGTAAAGAATGGAAGAATACGCTCAATAATTTGTGTACCATCTTCAATATTTCTGACATACAAGTAAAGAGAGAAATCAAAATCATAAGGTACAGGATTATATTGTGATAGAATTGTGTCTGCTGAACCTGATGGTGCATAGTTCTTTACATTCGTAATTTGCTTACGTGTGGAGTCATAACTCAACCCAGTCATTTCAAAAGACATACGAGGTAGAGTTATTTGAACCTTTTTGTCTAAATCGGGGTCAGATTCTAGACGCATTACATATCGTTCTTTTGGAGCATAAGCCAAAGGAACTTTCATTTCTTCTACAGCATTTTCATTTTTATCATAACGGGTTAGAGTAATACCATTGAAAATATTACCGAAACCTACAACCATTTTTCTGATAATTCTGTTATATGTGGTCATTATATTTCACCAAATGGGTTGNATTCGGAGAAATCTGTAATCTGTCCAGCTTCATCCTCGATAACTCTGTTATTGTAATCTTCTCTTGTTANGGTNACATCTAATGGGTCATATGAAACCAGTTTGATACTTGTATTGGATATTTGACCAATAACATTTTGGGTTTCAGTAAACGTACCATTAATATTGATAACTTGAAGTATTTTATTAACAGCATTCCAACTAGACACCTGAGCGGTGGCTGAAGCTGAGATGAATGTGTTGCCTTGGTAAACATATTCATCCAATTGGTAGTTACTGTTTCCGTTTTCCATAACCAAATCAATTGTGTATGAATTCTGGACTTCAACAATATCAATTTCAGGAATACCAGTGTCGATAGATTCGTTGGAGTATTTGAACTTCTCAAGTTGAATTTCATAGAAATAAGGAATAGTTCTACCTAAAGTGAAGAAATCTTTTGTATGGTCTACAAATTTAATTTCAAATAGTTCACCGGTACCATTAGTCACAGGAATATAAATCAAATCACCTTCTCTAGGTCTATCGAATCTATTTTGAGGAACTCTTTGGGAGAATGTTCTTTTTGATAATATTACAGAAACATTGTTACGAATTTCAAGACCAAATTTTGAAAAGAATTCACGCTCGCCAGTATATTCGAGAGCTGAAGATAGATACAATTCAACAGGAAAGGCCGAACTGAATGTTTTCAATGGGTCTTCACCAAAGAGTAAATCACGAGCTGCATCATTATCATTAGGTAGGTAATATCCGTCAAATCCTTGAATTTTGATTGATTCTGTTATTAATTCTTCAAACAATCTTTGTTCGTTGGATGCGCCATAATTATTAAAATAGACCGAGGTTGGCATGAATTATCCCATGAAGAATTCTAGAACACCACCGTAGCGTGATTCCATTTCATCTTCTAACTTTTTAATTTCATCTTCCGCTTCTTGGTATATTTTATCACCATTAAGCATAACACCACCAGGCAATTGCATACCGCTGAACTTTTTAAGATTGTTACCCCAAGTTCTCTTGATTAGAGCAGTAGCATACTCTTTTAACCATCTATCGTTCCATATTTCATTGTAGGCCTCAGGATTTAATGAAGCGTAACACTCAACGACAACAACCGCTCGTGTGGTTGCATCAGATGATTTCCAACGCCAATCTATATAGAGTTTATTGGTGTGTCTTTGGAATCGAATAGGAATCTCCCCAGTGAATAGGAGTTCTAGTGAACGTAAGTGTTGCATCGTTAAGGTATAATTAACGTAGGACGCACTGGTGAAGTCATAGAGTTCATTTAATCGTAGTTGATATCTCAGGTCAAACATATTGATTGTTGCTTGAGAATCATACAATGGAAAAATTCTAGTAACACCAACAACATTAACTGAATTGTTTGCATCATCCCGAACAACGTCAGGAGACAGGTCTAGGTATCGGTTCTCCAAGTCTTCTTCAGATAAA